CACCTAAATGATTCATTGCAACTAAAGCCCAATCTTGATGATGTCTTTTAAGAGGATAAGCATTTGCTTTTAATGGCGTTAAATTAATCAGTAATGCGGCAGCAATGGTCATCGGTATCAACCGATTGACATAGGTCCGCCCTAACACTCGGCCGACCGGCTGCCTTCGGGCCCGGCCTTCGGTTCGAAGTGTATTCATCTTGTCAAGTAGGCTAACAAAAGCCCTGTTCAGAGCCTTAATCATCATTCCAACTCCCCAATTATTTTAAACTCTAACTGGCCTGATTGAAATGCGGTTTTCAGCATTTCCCTTCCATCGGCGCTAAATTTAGTCATTAGATAAGGCTCCGATTGTGTGCCCTCTAACCAACTAACAACCTCACCATTTGGATCAATAACCAAATCATCAACATAATTGAATTTATCAAGTATCGCATCAACTGATGATTCTCTTACCGATTCAACTATTTCACTTGGCACATTTGCTTTGACCCAATTTACAAATGCGTTATTGGACTTAATAGCCCATTTAAACTTGGGCTTTGTTGTGGTCACATAGGCAATCACATTGTCTTGATATTCAGCCTTAACCCTATCTGCCCCGATGCTATCCATCTCGGCTTGCAAGGCTGCTCGCAATCTATCTTTCGCCTTTTTAGCCTCATCAGCAATCATACTGACTGCCGCTAGTTCCAGGCTTAACTCTTTGATGCCCATCCATCCCCCCTAAATATGGTCGGTGTTGGTCGCCAAATGCGCCACATTGCCACCTGGCAATTATCGCAAGTGACTTCCGCGTTTTGTGTCACTGATGCAAGTAGTTCTTTTACTGCATCGCATTTATCGCATCTAAACTCATATATTGGCATTGTAAGGCCTCTCTAAAGTTTCGCCGCCGGTCCAGTAGCGTTGAGATATTGATTCAAGGCCGGCAGACAATCTACATATTCGACACTTAGCCGCCTTCATTTTCCATCCACCGCATTGATCACATCTCACAATGTCATCTTCCTTGCTTGCTACTCGGTCGGATGGATAGATAATGCGCTGCATAAAGCATCGCTGACATTCAATCAGCCAAACTTCACTTGGCGCATCTGCAACATCTTCGGTGTTATAGCGTTGAACCTCAATGTGCGCACAAACTAACTTGCAATTGCTGCACATAAAAGGATGCGCATCTTGCTTCATTTAAATACCCAATGCCCATCTGATCCGATTTTCATCCATTTAGCCGGATGGCCTGAATCTCGCTTAGGGCAAACCCAACCGCGATATTCCTTGCCTTCTTTTGTGCCAGTCTTTAGCACCATTGGACCGCAACCGCCTTGACATAAAGGCATCTCATCAACAACTGTTGCGCCTAATTCTTCAGCCACCTTGCTAACATCCCAAACAATCGGCTCTGGATCATTTGGCCTTTGTTCCTTGACAAACTCAGCCAACTTAGGGCTTGTTGTTTCAATTGGCTTCTTAGCAAATCCCTTAGGTTTTGCTGGATAGCCGGCCATCATCAAGGCTCGACCAAGTGATCCTGTTTCGCATAGTTCGATGCTATATTGCTTACTTTTTACCTCGCTAGATAATCCAGTGGCAAAAGGTTCAGCATCATTCCAGGTTCGATAAAGTTCGGTCTTAATAATAAAGACCTCAGATTGTGCAATCAATGATTCTGCCAAAATGTGTGATTTGTGCCTGTAATCAGGATAGTCGTTTTTAAACTTTTCAAACCGATCCCATACACCTTCATAATCTTCAAGCCAGTTGCTCATCTACATACGCTCCCTTTTTGTATAGTGTTAAAGCATCTTCGAGTTGTTGTTTTAATGAATAAAATGTGCCATCGGGCCAATTCTGTATTTCATTGGCGCAAGGCTGGCAATAGAATCGGGTGATTCCGTTGCGCAGTGGAGATTGCGATACTGCTTTCCAGTAAGCAGGCATTTGTGCTTTTGGATGCCAAGAGCCATCTTTTAGTTGGCCCCATTTAATTTTGCAGGTGTCACACCATTGATTGTTATTCAAGTTTCTGGTCAAACTCAATGTCGCTCCAATCATCCGGTGAGGTAAATCGAAGTTGAGCCAAGATAGCGGAGTATCCGAGGAGATCGAGATACGAATCCGACCGCCCTTCGCTCTCCATAATTCGGCTAAGTTTGGTCGCCAAAAAAACAAGTGCAATGTCAGATGGGTTTCGCAACTGAACACCGAGAATTCGCGCGATTTTGAAAATGCGTAAAAAATTGAATCGCGGATCACCATATTCTGTGCCCCGTTCGCGCAGGGTGTCACTAGCCGCCTCGAGCCATTCAGTTGCGGAGAGATCACTAAAGTCATCAAGAGCCATCTCTCACCATTCTTGTTGCGCGACCGCGCTTATACCCTTCATTAAAAGCCTTCGCTTTTGCGCTAGTCCATAGGCCCCAAATGTAAAGCCCTAGTAATGGAACAAGAACCGAAATGCCAACAACCCAGGTGTCAGACAAATTAGGAAACATCTGCGCTCACCCCGTATTTGTCCAGCCAATAGGCTGCAACCTCATCTCTTGACAATCTGCCGCGAAGTTGCGTTTTGCCCATTCTCTCCTTAGCAAATTTTCTTATCAATGTGCCTTTGACCCAATTGTTGCCATCGGTCCAAGCACCGGCTTGATCATCAAACCTAATTGTTTTCTTGCTCATACACTAGCCATCTCTGGATAAGAAGCGATTAACTCATTTTCCAAGTTTTCCAACTCAGCCAATAATGCAACTAATTCAAGGTTTAATTGATCGTTGCTTTTGTTTGACTCAGTGCCTTCTTCAATTGCCCATTGATTAACTGCAATCATTTTGTAAGTGCATTTCATATTGCTTTGAATGACTGCTTTTGGTCTAACTGTTTTATTCATTTTTGCTCCCTATCGGTTGGACATTCGCCTTCCGATGGGTTAAATGTATTTAATCAAATAGATTTAGGCAAATGGATTTTCGGAGTGTCGCAATAAATCCCAGGCATTGTCTATGTGTAGGAAGCCAACAGGCCTAGATGTAGTCTTTGAGTTGGCAAAATCGGTCTTTGTAGGAAGTGCCTTGATTTGCCATTTAGGGGCGTTTAGAGGGTCTAATTCCCAACAGTAGATGCCGAGAGGCGTTGAACTGATATAAAAGGCTCTAAAGGCCCTTAGAAGCCCGTATTCGACCAAACTAGCCCACTTGCTTTGTTCAATCATTAAATCATCGTAGTGAGTTCGCCGGCACTTTAACTCAAAAATGGCCTTGTATTCCATCGAGATGCCATCAAATTTTTCGGTCGCTCTACTTGGCTCAAGGTCTGGAATTCTCTCCTTTAGCCATTCAAACAACTCGACCTCGCGGAAAATTAGTTATCTTCCTCGCCATCTTCCCAACCAATTTTCTTTATTGGGTCATCGGCAGGGACTATCCAATCAGGATAACTACTGCGATCCATCGCAAAAGCCAGGGCAGTTCCTTCATCCATTCCAGCGCGGCGGCAGGCTCGATAGACTTCATTGGCAGCAATAGCCCAAAAGTCAATCTTCATCAAAGGTGTTTCTTTTGTTGTGCGCTTTCTCTTAGGCGCTTTTTTACTTACGCGCTTTCGCGTTGCCACCTCGAACCCCTTTCGCCAGGGCTAATTCTAATTGACTTTCCATTTTATCAAGCCGCGACACAATGGGGATGTTCTCTAGTTTTATGATGTATCGAAGGCCAGCAATCATTAATCCGATTGAACCTAAGACCGAGGCAATAAAGCCAGCGACAGAGGCCGCCTCCATTATTTAATCTTGCCGTAGCGCTCGTAGTTAGGATTAAGCCAGTTAATAACGCTAGGCAAAACTGAGATTAGAGCGGCATTCACAATTGCAGCAGGGTCGAATCCCACTGCTAGATAGGTTGCTAGTGCTGCCGCTAGAAAGGCCTTCGCCCAACTCTCGGCTGCTAGTTTTAGATCGCTTATCATTTTTAGTTCCTTCCAGGTCAAAGGGTTTTCCGTTGTCATCTCCCAATGTTGTGAAACTGCAATGAAAATGTGAAATGTGCGGATTTGTTCCGCGATATTTACGCCACTTCCAATTTAGTGTTGGACTGCAAATTCGCTTGTTGTGAATGATGTATGCAATGCGCTTATCTCCGCGTTTTGCACATTTGCGAATCTTCTCGACCAAATCAAAAACTTCTTCTTTGTGTGCCGCCAAATCTGCATCAACATCAATTGCGCGCACAATGCCCGATTTAGGGTCCGGGTTGTGATCTGACTTGCGCGTTGAGTGTCTAGTGTCTGCTTTCCATCCATCAGACTTCCTATCTCTCTCCGGATAATCATCATCAATTTGTTCGCGTAATTGAACTCCGGCCTTGCATAGTTTTGCCATTTTTTTAGATTGTCCTAAAGACCTAGCGCTTGCAAATCCTCAACAGTTAAACCAAGCGCTGCAAGTTTGGCCTGTGCTGTTGCTTTGGCTTCCGCTCTTGCTTCGGCTTCGGCTAAACGAATTGCCTCGGCTGCTTCAAATGCGGCTTGATCAATTTCTTGTTGTGCGAATTCATCAGCGTTAAATTCTCTCTCAGTGACCTCGCCTGTTGTGCAATCAATAATTTTTTTCATTAGGATATACCATACAATCTGATAGAAGTGCTAGTGTTGTTTGAAAAAGTGCCTGCGCCTGCCGCTCTATAAATATCTAAAGAGGTAATTGCAGATGTTGATTTATAGACACCTTTTACAAAAGACGAAACGCCCGTTGTTGTTCCGTCAATGTAATGCGACCAATCAACTGTGTAAAATTTAAATTTTGAGGTTGAGGCATAATTATCAATAATTAAAGTTCCCTGTGATTGTTTGTTGTATAAGGTGGAACTTGTAGTGTTGTAGCCAAATGGCCCATTGGAAAAAGTAGCAGTATCAGTTGCATCTGTTGCAGAATTATTGCCAGCGACAACCGCGCTTGCTGCGGCATTTAAGGGAGCATCATAAAAATCAGCATCAAAAACTGAATAATTGCCACCGCTATCATTATTGATTCTTAATGAAAAGACATTACCTGAACCACTTACAAAAATTCCACACCAAACTAACATTAATTGTGTATATGAAGCAGGAATTGAACCAAAGGTAAGGCTTGAGTCGGTGCTTGCGGAAGTTTCTTGAATTAATGTCATACCACCACCGGCAGCAGGTGTAGCCCACTCTGGAGCAGTTGCACCAGAATTGACTTGCAGAATCTGGCCAGCAGTTCCAATCCCAACTCTTGCTTTTGCAGTGCCGCTAGTGTAGTAATCAATATCGCCAGCAGTGGTCCCAGGGTTTAAATTCTTGACTGTTGTGTCAGCAGATGATCCAAGTGTGCGGATAGCGGCTGCGCCGTCTTTGACCAAATCTGTGTCATCAGGCGTAGTCCAAGAATAGTTTGTTGTCGTTGCCATTTATTCTCCTTAGGCTACTATTGTAGCGTTATACCATTCCAAAGTTGGACTAATCGAATTCCAAGTTTCGCCAATTGGCACTGAGTTCCATCTAAATGCCTGGAGGCTAAATGCAATTGGTGAAAGCGTTAATTCTATACTAAGGCCGCTTATTCCAGCCCTCCAGGTCCACCCCTCAACGAAACCTTGATATTCGCCCAGTGTCATATTTGATGGCAAATTTTGAATGTTTAAAGGTTGGCCCATAAATACTTCTAAAAGGGCATCCCGGTCTGCATCATCTATTTCAGGGTTTTGTAGCGGATAAGTAATGCTTGGCATCTCATATTGTGGGAAGGCTCTAATTTGCAAGTAAAAATCTGCTTGATCCTCGGCATCCGTCAAGTTTTGCAAATGTGTTGTGACTACCCAAGCGAGTTTCCCGTAGAGCGAAACTGAAGACAAATTCTCATCTTCATAGGATTGATTTCCGCTTGCTCCATAAATAATTGACAAACTGTTTCTGACATCTCCAGCGCGTTTCAAAATAGTCATTCCAGAGCCAAAAGCCTGCCTTGCATCTAAATCAACATACCCATTGGCGGCTAGATATTGTGCGCGATGCGTTGAATCGGCATAACCAATTCGACCTTGCGAATCTTCATAAAAATAACCTAAACCAGAATTGGCGATTTGGGTTGCTAAAGAATAAACGGATTGGTCCAAATTTGATAATGCGGCAAGTGAATAATCTCCCGGAGTATCAATTTCACCCAGACCTGTATTTTCTGCATCTTGCCATTGTGTAGTCGGTTCGTAATTATCCCAAGAAAGCGAGCCGGGCACTTCATTCCAAGAGGCAAAAAGCACTCCTTCAAGAACTTCAAGCATTTGGTCACCATCGTTGTTCGGGCCTAAATTTCCAACAAAGTTAGACCTGACCATTCTTGCAATTGCGCCAAGTGCCACAATTCGAACTTCTTGCCTGGCTTGAATTGTGCCGGCATTTGTCACAATGATTGCAATATCAGAAAGAAAGCCCCCAAATAAATTAACATAACTATTGTCCGACTTTTTAACCTCAATGGTCACCGAATCATTTATTTCATAAGGCACTGATTGAGATGGATCAGTGATAAGACTTACATTGCAATAAGATGCGGAAGGTTGCTCATAGATTGTTTGCCGACCTGAGGTGATAGTCAAATTGACAAGAGTTATCGCGGTGACTGTTGTGCCATTGATTTTAACTCGCCAATCAGGTGTAAAGACTGTCATTGAATTAGGGCGAAGCCTCCACCGCCTCCACCGCGTTGTTGTGTGTTTTGAATGGCAAGTTGCACTGCCCTAGTGAATCCAGTTTCATCAATAACCGATGGCGCATTAACATTGATAACAATTGGGCGATCCTGTTCTTCGCCGGCTCTTGCTGCTGCAACATCAAAACTGCTTGGAATTGCGTTGCCGCTAGGTTTTAAAATTGTAGGAGCGGAGGCAACCGAAGGTGCGTTTGTTGTTCTAGTTGTTCCGCTTGCGCTTGCGCTTTCTGTAATCTGAGGCGTTCCGGCAGGTTTAGAAATAGTAGTTCCTGAAGTAAAACCGCTAGGCAAACTTGCACTTGGAACTGTGTTGCTTCCTGTTCCCCCAATGCTGGCTGACACCCCAGTGGTATCACTGCGCCTTGCAATTGCATTTGCGGCTGCTAACACCGCAGCAGCACCGGCAGTTGCGCCAACGCCAAGCAATGGATTAAGCGCAAATGCGCTTGCAATACCAGCAACAATTGCTGATGCCTTTAATGCGTTGTAAGCCTTGATTAAAGTGTTAATCAATGCAATCGTTGCAACAACTGCCGCTTGAATTTTGCTGACCACAAAAATTGTTGTTAAGACTGCTGCCGTTGCAATAGCAACTTCTTTTAAATCAACTAAAACATCAAACACCTTGCGCGCTCTCTGACCAAATTTTTCAGCGCTTGTTTGAGTTTCTGTCAATCCTTGTTTTAGGCCACCTCGCCCAGTCAATCCATCAATGAATGAAGAAAGAGCAGGCACTAAAACATTTTTTGTGAAGTCGGCTAGTTGTTGAATTACTGGCAATAAAGCCTCGCCAAGTTGTGCTTGCGCATCTTCAACAGATGCAGCAATTTGTCTTTGTGAGTTTGCTAGGCCATCGGATGTTCTAGCAAAATCGCCTTGAGCAAGATTTGTTTGTTCTAGAATTACTTTTTGAGCCGCTAAAACTTTTTGTTGCGCCGTAAGTGCCCCAGTGCCGGAATAAATACCTAACTCAAGGGCAGCCGCTTTTAAAGTTGCATCATTAAGCAAAACACCATAACGCCTAAGAGGTTCGGCTTCTCCGCGTAGAGCAGAGCCAATCGCATTAATGGCATCTTCCGGCGTTGTGTTATTGAAAGAAGCAAGATCAGATGCAAGGGCAACAAAATCAACAGAAAAATCAACTAAAGCCTCACCTGATAGGCCGGCTGCTTTTCCAAAAATAGCGAAGTTCGCAGCAGCATCTAAAGCCTGTTGCTTAGATTGGCCTAGATTAGTTGCAGCAGTTGCAGCAAACTTGTCAATCTCTTTTGCGCTTTCGCCAAAAATAACGCCAATTTTTGCAACTGTTTCTTCCATATCGGAAGCAGCGCCGATTGCATCTTTTGTAAATTTAAGAGCCATTGCAGTCGCAGCAGCGCCCATTGCAGCAAAAGCCAAACCAACCTTGCGGTTAATGTTGTCTATCTTGTCGCCAAATGTCTGACTTTCTTTTTGGCCTTTGTTTAAGCCATCAACAAGATTCTTTGTGTCTGCTAAAAGACTAAGTTTGAGGGTTCTATCTCCAGCCATTATTTACCCCAAATCTTTAAAATGTCGGAAAACTTCTCTTCCCATTTTCTCACTAATTCAGGCTGAAGTCTGCGAAGGGTCGGGAATATGAACCAACCGCGCCCACCTCTACCAAATCTACCTGAATAAGTAGGAAACTGTTTAAACCTTTTTGATCCAAATTCAAACCCAGGCCAGAGTTGCCTTGTTGTGCCACCACCCGAGAAACGCTGGCGCGCAAATCCGTATGACACTTGACCAACCTTTGAGGTCTTCGATACTGAAACGCCATCAACGATTCTTCGGACTGCGGTTGGATTGATGTAGCGCGAATAGCCTGCGCTTTTGACTTTACCAGCAACAAATTCAGACAACTCAAAACCACTTTGAGCAGCAACCTTTGTCGCCTCGGCATCCATTGCCTTAAACGCTTTGATGAGTTGCGCAAGTTCCCGGCGATCATAAGCCAACCCCTGTTCGTAAGTCACTCATCCTCCAAAATCTCCGCAGCAGTTGCGATGTCATCCGCATCATCCCAGTATTGCATTGGGATGCCAGTCCGGATTGCCAACTCGACTAGAGTTCTGCGGATGCTTCCGGGCTGGTGGCTTTTGGGTCAGATAGCCCCGTTGAAACATCTGCGACTGTTTCCATCCAAATGTCAAAAGGCTTAACTGGCTTGCCGGCTGCCTCGCGTTTGTGCGCGTTGTAGGCTAAAAACATTAAATCCCAAATGCCGATAACCTCTTGGGCTTTCGACAAAGTGTGACCAGTTTGTTTTTCCCACTTGGCCCACTCGGGCGGTTGCGCAATATAGGTTGCACTCTCGCCCGAGTTGTATTCAATTGTGATTGGTAATTTCATCTCC